GAACTGCGCAGCCGTCAACATTGCTGCATTGTCTATTAAGTCACTCGGCAGCCTGCTGCTTTGATTGATCAAATACAGTGCAAGGTCTACGAAGTTGTTGCTGGGTCCAAAAGTGCTGTCAATAATCCGCGTAACCTGCATCCCCTGGCGGACAAAGCAATGAACCTGTTTGTCCCAGATAGTTCTGGCAAATCAAAACTGATTGTTATAGCTCAGCATTGATAGATTTTCATATGTCCCAGAAGTGCCGCAATAAACAGGGCAATCCCATTTCTCAAAACCGCTTACCGTTGTAATGAAGTTGCCGGGCGTCCAGCCTCCTGCTCTGCGGTTGTAAGTTTGTTTCCATGTACCAACTCGACATGCACGTTGAAAAACATCGCGCAATTCAAGCTTTGGTAAATTGCCTTCACTCAGCACCAACTGCAAGCGAACGGTTAGTGTATTTGTTGATGCATTATTGGAATATCGTCCTTCAGTAGCTTTTGGGCTGACTAAAACACCGCCAGCCCCGCTAATGCGACGACAAAAAACAATCGGGACGGGCTCACCTAAGACGACTGCAGTTTGCTCTCCATCAAGTGATTGTTGACCGCCGCCTGCGGTTTCACGCAGAGGCGAAATAATCAAAGATCCTGCCTGATACGGCAGCAACCTGAGCGGCGCTTTGACTTTGACCTTTTTGCGATTGCGTCTGGTCATAATCGCAAAGGTGCCCCTACAAGAATGGTGTTGTACTTACGAGGCGGCACCTGTGCTCCCACTGGCGCCAAGCTTGAACCTAGCCTAACGGTCAGAGAAACAAATGAGCCGCCAACTGACACGATCTCTCCCAGGACGCTAGCAATTAAGACTTGAGATGCTTGTGGTGCCGCCTGTGAAAGCCTGCTGTCAAACTCGTACATCTTGATTTCGCACAGCCTGCCATTTGCCAGTGCTGCCTCAAAGATTGATACAGCGGTTGCCGTTGCGGGGATATCTACCGTGAGATCGCCCTCAGATTCGGTTGATCCAGCCGCTAATCCATTTACAACAAACGGGAAATAAGACCAAGAAGCAGAGCTTAACGATACGGTTTGATTGACGTAATAATTTTGCCACCGCACATAGGTAGTTGAATCATCGAGGATTCTTAAATACTGTGACTGTCCTCTGTTTGCCATTAGCCAACTCCTGCATAGCGGCGACCACCGGCAGATCGCCCATTGCCGATCATCATGTCAGCAAAGTCTTCTAGTGCGCCTTCCAAGTCGGAAAGGCTGACATAATTTTGCCCGTCCTGCTGAATGACCGGACCAGTGTTGATTGTGATCTTAGTTGGGCGCCCATCTCCTCTGTTGCCAGACGCTTGACTGCGTGTAGCGGAAAGATAATTCGTCGCAAATGAAGCAGCTTTTGATTCTGGGACAATATACTCTTTCTCATTGGCTTCACCAATTAACGCAAGAGTTGGGCGCGTTACAACGCCACCATTAGCAAATGCAGGAATCGTGGCAGTAGAAGAACCAGCGGATGCACTTCTTGCCCTTGCTAAGTTATACATTGCAGAAGCAGCTCTTTCTGTTTGCCCAGCTACACCGGACATAGCTGTGGCAAGATTTCTGGCTTGTCCAACATTGTTTGCGATAGAGCGTGACAGATCATGTGCTCGCTGATTTGTTAAACCAATTTCGTCTGTTGCAAGCTTTTGCTTCAAAGCCATTTCAGCAGTCAGTGTTTTATTCTTCAGTTGTGCCGCAGCAGTTTGCTGCTGATACTTACCGATCTGAGCTTGAGCCGTTATATTTTCTTTTGTGCTTTGAATGACTGAATTTTGAGCCCCAAGCGCTTCGTCTAGCATATTCTTTCTCTTCAGCTCTTCTTCTGCGCTTTCGGCTTTTAATATCTGAAGTCTTCCTTCTGCTTCTATCTCTTTGTATTTGCTCATCGCTGCTTTTTGCTGAAGCTCTGCCTTACGCTGCTCCAGCGCAATATTTTCTAATGCTTGCTTGTATTCGATTTCAGCAGCTTGCACTTGCTGCTTGAACATTTGAATCGCAATTTGTAAGCGCCTTTCTGCAGTTGTTGCTCGTTCGTAGTCAAACTCAAGCTGCTTACCTTGCAGTTCATTCATTGCAGCTTCTGCCTGGTATCGCGCGGAAGTTACAGAAGCACCTCTTTCAAGGCTGGCAATCTGCGCATCAATAGCCATAGTTTGCTCTTTGATTTTCGACAACGCTGATTCTGCTGCCTGAACTTGCTTATTTTGCTTCGGTGGTATTTTGTCTAGCCCTTCAATCTGCTTTTTAATCTCCTCGTTAATCTTTGCAGTTTCGTCAGCAACCTGCCCTTGCTGGTCTTTGCTTTCTGCTGCTTTAGTGCCAGCATCACCCATGGCAGCTCCAAGGGCTACTGCGGCTCCTGTAGCAACGCCTAGCGCAATTCCAATCTGTGCAATGCTTGCTGGATTCATTACGCCTTGCAGAAAAGCAGCGGCTACACCAGCCGCTTTCTTCGCTGTCGCAAGACCTGCTGTTGCTACTGCCCATAGTTTTGTTGCTATCGCTGCAGCTTTTAATACGCCAACAAAAGTCCCAAAGAACGCCGCAGTTAATGCCAGCGTCTTAATGTTCTTCGATACAAGATTTATCGTGTCAGCAAGAATCTTGAAAGGCGCAATGATCGCCGGAGTGACAGGCTTAAAAGCAACTATCAATCCGACAAATGCTGACTGCAGCTCCTTAACTGCTCCTTCCAGTGTGCTCGACATATCCTTAAATGCTTTCTCTGCAACACCTGCTGACTTCTTCTGATTGTTTAGGTTTTTGTCAAACTTTTGCAGATTATCATTGACTAGCGGAAGGATAGATTTAAGTGCATCAACAGAGCCAAACAGGCTCGTAAGCTGCGACGTGCTGCCACCAGTAGCCTCCGCAACTTCAGACAACAAACCACCAAACCCTTTGGTTCTAAGTGCCGTCTCGTTGAACTCAATACCTAGACTTTTCGCTAGATCTTGCGCTTCTTTTGTTGGCTTGAGAATTGAGACTAACGCCTGATTGAGCCCTGTAAAAGTAGCCTCGACAGGGACGCCTTGAGCCGTAATTGTCGAGATCGCAGCGTTAAGCTCATCAATGCCAACGCCTGCTGCTGACGCTGTAGGAGCCAGCCTACCTATTTGCGTGGCATATTCAGCAAGAACAATTTTGCCATCATTCTGCGTTTGAATAAAACCATCAACGAGTGAGCCAGCTTGATCCGCAGACATGCCATAGGCATTAAGAACACTGGTTACAGCATTGCCAACAGTATTCAATTCGCTCATGCCTCCTACTGCACCCTTTGTTGATGCCTCTAGGATTTGTGCCTGCTGCGATACTTCAACAAAGCCAGCAGAGGCGACATCGTAAGCAGCAGCAGTTAGTTCAACGCTTGATGCTTGCCCTCGCAATTCACGAGACAACTCAGCAAATTGTGCTGACGCAATTTCAGAATTAACACCAAGACTTTGTAGTGCAGCCTCAGCCCTAGATTGATCAGCCAGTGTATTAAATGCCTTTTGCAGCGTAAAAGCTGCCCCGGTTATCGCTGTTAACTGTCCTAGAGCTGAACCTGCCGCCTCTTTTATCTTGGCGCCAAAGCTCTTGGCTGGCTGCTCGATCTTCTTGAATGTCCCGTTCAGCCGTTCAACTTCTGTCTGCAGCGACTTAAGCAGGCTCTCTGCCTGCTTACCGTCAATATTGATCGCAACATTAGCGACAACAGACACGGCAAAGCTCCTTCTGCCTGCATTCTATCGTCGCTTGGCTTTTCGTATTGCCTCCTCTTCTTCCTTCCCTTCTATTTCGTACAAAGCTGCCCATAGGCGGAGTTCTTCTAGCGTTATGCGTTGGCTGAGCTCCGCCAATGTGTAGCCTAAATCACGAGCCAGGCGCATCATTAACCGTAAGTACAGATCACGCTTTAGCTCGCGAACTAGTTTTTTGCTTTCTCCTCATCGAAAACATCGTTTTTGTCTGTGATAACCGCAAGCATCATTGCCTGTAAATCTTCGTCTCGCACATCGTTCTTCAGCTCAGCAATTTCACCGGCACGAAACAAGGGTTGGCCGTTTTCATCTTTCGCTTTTTGAATCAACAACTGCAAAGCAAAAGCGGTAGCCTCTTCGCTGCCTGCATCTTTTTGTGCTTTCTCACGCTCTGCCATCGTCAAGGGAGCGCAGTAAAACTCAATATCAGTACCATCATTGAGTTTTACGCGCTTTTTGACTGGCACTAAATGCGCCGCTTTCTTTAGCTTGTCAAGAGCACGCATGACTTGAGAATAAAATGCTCCCGTACTTTAAGCACAAAAAGCCCCCGGTGCAACCCAGGGGCTATCATCTCCCGTTTCAGGTTATGAGCTCTTGCTGAAGTCGAAAGTAGGAGTGCCTGCAGGACGGAAGGCGATTTCGACCGATTGAGCATCATCAGGGTTGACGGTCAAGCTGGCAGAAGTCAGCACGGCGTCAAACTCAACACTCCGGCTCAGGCTTGCGCTTACGCTGCCACCAGAAACCACACGATCAATGTAGAGCTTGAAGGAAGCTCCAGTTTGCTGACGCTGAATGACGTCCTGAATCATGCGGTTAGCCAGGTTGCTGTCATCGTCAGTGGTGTAGACGGTGGCAGAACCTTCGCCATCAGCAAAGCCAGTGATGTACCGACGGAACGGTGCATACTGACCAAGAGATTGACCGATGGTGGTAACGTCGATCTCTTCGCGGGTGATTTCAAAAGACCACTCGCGCACATCACCGACAGCGGCATACGCGGCGTATTCAACCTGAAACGCGTTAGGCGAAACTGCTGTGCCATCATCAGTAATGGTGATGGTCGAGCCGCCAGCAGTTGCAGAAACCTGCAGCACGCCAGTCGATGCGGTGTAGGAGATGACGTAGTAGGTGGTTGCTGCGGTGATGCCAGCAGGCAGAGTGCCAGAGCCGCTGCCGCCAGTTTCAGTATTGACGACGCTAAACACCACAGGATCACCGACCTTGAAGTTCAGGTAGGTAGAGACCGTGATCTCATCATCGGCAACGGTAACGGCAGACTCGCCAAACGTGGCTTTGGTGCCAGCAGGCTTGTAGTAGAGGGCGCCGGACGTACCGGACAGAACGGTAGCCATGTTTTGAACGGTAAGTGGCTACTTCAAGTCTAGCTTTGCTCGTAAGCCTCAAAAGTTATGGCGACCTGCGTTTGGTAAAACCCTTCCGGCGCAGGCGGTTCGATGGAACGCGGACCATTTGCAGGGTCAAACTTGATATTTTGTAGCTGCAAACGTGAAAACAAGTCGATGCACCGCTGAGCGATGGTCAAGCCTGCTCCCGGTCCCTGTCCCCGAGGGGTATAAATGTTGAAGGTTAATGCGCCATTGCGGCGATTAAAGCCATCACCCGTGCCACGGTCCGGTTCGGTCAGGATGGTTAGATAAGCGGAATCGCCCCATGTAATGAAAGTTTGAATCCAGCTTGCATTGTTGGGTGGGGTGTATGGGACGTTTTGATACGAAACGCGAATCGCAGGCGCTATGGCGAACTCAGTTGCAATGCGTGCCTCGATAGCAGCCCTGATGGTATTAAGGCTCATGATTCTTTACCGATTTTGGCGGCTTGCTGCACAGTCCAAGTCTGAACATCTTTGGCAACAATGTCCAGGAAAGGTTCTGCACCTTGTCTTGACCTATACTGCCCGCCCCATGATGGCGGCAGGCTAGTGCCAGCCACGACAGGTTCTGCGTAAGGAAGATTGTTGAATACAGTACCAGAAAAAGGCTCTATAGTTTTTTGCCAGCTTTCTCTCAGGCGCCCCTCATCGACTGGAGTGAGTTCCTTTAGTTTGGTTTCCGCTTGCAGAATAGATACCCTTATCAGCTTGCTTAGCTGCCCTTTGATGTAAGGATCAATGTCTTTGAGTGTAATCTTTCTAGCCATCTCACTCCCTCAAGAAGATTTCGTAAACGATAGCTGTATTATCCTGCTCAATCCGCCTAACTTCTACAATTTGCAAAATCCGACCGCCGACAGTGACCTGATCTGCAACGGTAGGCTCAGCCGTTAAGTCAACTGCCGCAACAGTTAGTTTGCGATCTGTGCCCTTGATTAGATCATTGACCTCGCGTTCACTGACATTCTCCAGGACACCACGGACGGTGATCGTAGATGCAGTTACGGTAGCAGCTCCTGTTGTCGTGTTGTAAGTACCTGTCGTTAGCGTTCGGATCGTGATCTCTCCGCCGAACTTCGCCATCAGCTTTGATGCCGTCTTGCGTAGCGAGGTTGAAAGTGCCATCAGATTTTGTAAGCGATACAGGCGCCATTTTGAAGTTGGATGCTGGTGAAGTAGCCAGTCAGGTGTGCCCCCTGGTCTACTGAAGCACCGGCAAAGCTGTTGTCAATAATGTTTGTTGAAACGATTGCAGTAATTGTGCTGTTTTCGTAAAAGTCGATGTGGTGAAACTTGCCAGTATGAACGGCAGTGTCGGTAATGACTTCAGCGCCGATGGCGTAATCAACATGACTGGCGCCGCCGTGTGATTTTGCCATGATCAGATCTTGTAGGCGATTACAGCACCGCCAGAGTTGAGGGTAAAAGCGGTGAATACTCCCTGGATTTCAGTCCCCGCAGGCAGTCCCTCGCCAACGATACTGTTCCCAGTCCAGTTCTGAGCGGTCAGTGCGGCAAAGCTGGTGTTGTTTTTCAGGATGACAATCCGATTCCAGCGCCCGGTTTTAGCATCAGTCGAAGTGACAAAATCACCACCGATGCTGTACGTATTATCTGGCGCCTGATAAACGGACATGATCAGATCCTGTAGGCAACAACAGTGCCGCTAGTCAGGGTCACGCTAGTGAAGATGCCATACATCTCACCTGTTGCCTTAAGCGGTACAGCGGTCAAAGCGTTGCCGGTGTAATCCTCAGCAACTAGCGTGGCAATCACTGAGTCTTCAAGTGCGCAGATCTTGGCAAAGCGCCCGGCATGAGCGTTGGTGTCGCTGATGTATTCAGCACCAGGATAGGCGTATCCCATGATCAGCTCCGGCGAATAGCAAAGTTGCCTGGTCCACTAATTCTAAGCCCGGTCAAGTACCGCTCAAAGATCGGTGGCACACGATCAGCTCCTGTTGCTGATGCACTAGCACCTGCGGTTGTAACACTAAGGCTTCCGATACTGACGGACTTGTAATCCTCCAAGCCGCTAAGAGCCAAGCCGTCTTTGTTGTTGTTCAGATAAACCGCCAGCACGCATTGTGCGTACTGCACCTGAGTTGGGATCTCAGTGTCGGTAAAATAATCAGTTGTAATGCGGAAGGGGAAGCCTACGGCGTAGGTGTTGATGTAAGTGTCAGGCTTCCGCACACCTGTTCGTGGCCACTGCAATGCTTGTGTATCAGTAGCTCTGGCACCTAGAAAACGCTCACGGTCAAGGCGCTGGGTAGCCGATACCAGCGCACGATTCTTTTGATCATCGGTGGCAGTACCCCATGCCACCACATCATCGTCCTCGACGAAACCGTCAATCAGATCCTGCGCTGCTGCCAGTGTCAGGTAGCTGTTGGCGTTTGCGCCCCCTACCGTTGCGTCGATTGTTACTGCCATCGGTAGGTGCCGAGGTTAGTTCAAGTTTAGGAGTGGGCTCCGCGATAGGAAAAGAGGCTGCCTCCTGAGAAGCAGCCTCACGTTCCTGGCGTCGCCTAAAGGCGAACAATCCCATGATCAGGCAACTGCAGCAGCAGTGGAACCCAGACCGTAGAGAGTGATCGCTTCAGAACCAGCAGCAACAGCGGTAACGCGACCAAGGAAAACCTTGGAGGCATTTTGAGCCACAGTTGCAACGCCGCTTACGGTCACGCCAGTACCACCACCAATGGTGATGGTATTAGCGCCAGCCGAAGCGTTCAGGACCACCAGCATGAAGGTGGTGCCAACAGCGCAGTCGCCACCGATTGCAGCCACAATCGCCTCTGCAGTAGCAGT